AAGTAACAATTGAAGATAGTGAAAGTTCAATTGAACTCGTTATATCAAAAATGGTACCCGTAGAACTTGTTTCAACAACAATTCTATTATCTCCTAGTACGTCAACCACTTGTAGATTAAACGTATAACCGGCGTAAACAAATTGAATTTCGCCATAACCTCCACTAGGCCCAACTTGAATTTCACGATTGAAGAAGGTACCCTCTCCATAAACAGTTGTGTTTGTACCTGTAGTTTGTGCTGTTTCCCAATCTAAATACCCAGAAACGTTTGAAGATACGTAGGTGGTAGGCGATGCATTAATAAAGTGATTAACCTCATATAACATCTTATGATTAACATAGGTTAATAGTTCGTCCGAAGAATTAATCTCAACATAGAACGTAACATTTTTCCACTTCTTGTTTTGAATAACCTTATATGAAACGGAATCTTCTGATTGTTGACCGTTATAATTTAAGACTGCAGAAAACTTATATCCGTTAAAGTCAGAATTCGTTAATAGATTTCTCGGGTTAGTCTCAGTAAATTCTTTACGTGAGTAAAACTTAATCTTTAGACCACGGAACATAGTTTCCGCTGGTGAAATAGAAGTACCCTTAATGACACTAGACCACTTTTTTGATGGAACTGTTGGAACCCAATCACTATTAATCTGAATACCTTCATACGTAAACAGTCTGTCAAACCAATTATCGTTAACATCTTGTAGATTAGACGCAGTTAGATTGATTGTTTCGTCAGGTTGTAAGTAACTGTAAAAACTTCTAATCACATTTCCCATTCCCGCTTGGGTTTGTGGAACACTAGTGTATTGTGGGTATTTGTAAAGATAGAACCATTCGTGAGTCATTGACTGTGGAACTCTTCCAGTGACTGTGATGTCAGGCGAAAAGTTGGTTTTTCCAAATGATTCAGACGTTGATAGGAAATAAGGTTTGTCCTTAGAGTTAACCGAATCTTTATAGACCCACTTATTAATGGTAGGTACAACTCTCGATAGTGTTGAAGTTGAAGTCAGGTAGTTCTCTTTTAATCTATCGTATTCAGAGTTAATGTTAACTACACCACTTCCAAACGCCGTTACTGCATTATTAATACCCTCTAATTGTTTAAAATAAGTTGGATACGTTGTCGCAGTATAGGTCAGTGAATCGTTAAAGTGAACGGGATTAACTGGTGTATCGTAATCTTCGTACTGTAATTCTTTTGGATCGTTATTATCGGTTGAATTAAAGTTAAAATCAAAGTCCACAAAATCAAACATTTCAAACTTACCCCAGTCAATATATGAATCTACGTATAGATTAAATGATGTATCAAATAAGAGTTCAGGTCGTGTCTTTGACGCTGATAAACAAACGCGATATAAATTAGAGTAGTAAGGATCTTTAACAATGTCAATGATCTTATAGAAATCACCAGTCTTAACCCTGATGTAAGTGTTAGTGTCAATATCTCCAACCTCAGTCTCGCTAATCAAGAACCCAATACCTGAGTTTGAACCACCGATCGGATAGTAAACGTTCCAATCTGTGTAAACAGAATTGTCAAGTCCTAGTTTCTTGGTTACGTTATCAAACTCACCAACCTCAATCTCAAATGGATCTAAGGCATTAGTTGAGTGTGAACCAAAGAACGATCTGTATAGTCTGTTACCAATTGAGTTGTGTTCAATAATCAGAGATGAACCGTTTCTCGTAACTCTAAGTGGATTATCTTGAATGTTATTGATCGCTTGTAGAATAGAATGTGCAATCTGTTGAAGAGTACCCTGATTCGAGAACCTTTGACCCTGAACTCCACCTGCGGGTATTGAACCGTCTGCAGTAATTGTAAAGTAGTTCTCGTCTCCGATGGTGTTCCACTCTCCTTTGTTTGCGATGACCCATCTTTCACCATTCAGTGGAATGTCAATCACGTTCAACTTAATAAAGTCCTTTAAGGCGGGCACTGCACCTTCAACTTGCAGGGTCTCTGGTTTCTGTATCTTACCGGTCACCTGGGTGTCATCTGACATTCCCGCTACCTTCAGTTCTAGTGATCCAGTACTGGTGTTCAAAACATTATAGAACACTCCTCTGTTCTTGACCCACTGTAAGACAGGAAACCCTAAATCGTCATTAGGTAACATTGAAATTGGAGTCAATGAAGTACCGGTTAGATCATATTCGGTTTCAACAGTTGACGCTAGAACTTTTAAGATACCTTTACGAATTGAACCCGCTTGGAACTTACCTTCAGTATGTGCCTTAACGTAAAATCCAACATAACGATGTACGTCATAAGGTCTTGCACTTGCATCATCAAAGATGAACTCTAGGTTTAGAAGGTTTGCGCAAACCATTGTGTTGCGTTTGAAACCCTCGGTGATGTATTGATTATTTAATATTTCTTGACGATCGGTGACCGCAAAATCTTCAAAGATGTATTCTCCCTTAGATGTGAAACCGCCTTTAACTAGGTCAATACCATTCCAAGATGTTTTCTCATCTTTCTCAAACGATACCGTTAATGGAGAAGATGGAAACTTAGGGTCATTGATGTAGGTGTTAATGTAATCACCTAATTTTGAACCTTGTCTTAGGTCAAATGTTTTGATCAACTCAGCGTTGTTCAACATCTGCATCACTCGACTGTTGATACCGTCGTACGTGTCAGTTAATCCAACCTGGGATACTGGTTCGTTAATTCTATAAATGACAAAGTATTCGGGTAGATCAGTGTCTAACCAAATCGGAGCAAAGAATCTGATGTTATCTTCATATAACTTTGAGTCATTTAGCCTACTACCATACTGGTATTGTTCCTCGTACTGTTTGTTATAATCCCTGAAAACGGACATATTTGAGTCCCTGTTCCAAACTTCATATACTTTATCAAGTGGAGTATTCTTGTAAAACTGCGCAAGGTCATACGCATAGTTACCTTTTGAATCCAACGGAAACTTTTTGTACCTCTGATTAGAGAGTACTCTGTTTGCGTCGATACTGTCAAGGTATAGTTCCCCGTCAGAATCTACAACCAACTTCACATTAGAAGTCAGGTGTGGATTCGTTCTTAAAACGACCTGTGATTTGTTTTCGACTGAATTCGAATTTACGTCAAAGTTAATGCTAGCCATTAAACTGTTAATATGTTATTAAGCGCTTGAGGTATATATCAACCACCTAATAACACCAGCTTAGGCCTTATACTTGGCGAATACCTCTAAGTCGATGTGGAACTCGTTAGATTGAGAATCAAAAATGTCAATACCAATTCTCTTAGAGTAACTAATGTTACTCAATGACGTAGAAGAAATACCACCAACATGTCCACTTGCTGAATCCGAAGTACCGGCATAGTCAGTCATTCTGTACTGGAAGATAATGTCAACCGATACTGAAGAATTACCTGAAATTTCTCTAACACCTTGGTTATTATCTGCATCAACAGATAGTGATGAAATCGATAGAGGAGACATGAATAAGTATGCACCGCATGATTTTCCACCCAATAGGTATTGATCATTAGGTTCAAACGACATTTTTACTGTTCTAGACAAAATAGAATCGTAATAAAACGCAGTCTGTTGATTGCCATTTAATTCATTGGCTCTCTTAGTTGAGGTCTTAGACTGGACAAATCTACCGTTTCCGTATACTGCGTTCGTACCTGTCCATGAAGAACCTGCCAATTCAGGGTGATTGATGTGGAGGAATAAACCGCTGTCATAGTTAGATGACAGGCCAGCTCCTACAATGTCAATGCTTGATGGAACTCCAGCAAGATCGTATGTACCGTCAAATACATAACCGGATCCTGAAAGACCGTTATCGGTCTTAAGTTGATTTACGTTAGTTAGCTCGTACTCATAATCTATTTGCGAAGAATTATAAGTTGATGTCCATGTTGGATCGATGTCATCGGTTGCATATAGGATTGCGTCAGCCGAAACATTCTTGTATCTAGAATAAACGTATTGCCCTCTTAGTTGTGCAGATTGATATGGTGAATCATTAAAGTATGATAAGTTAGTGTCAACGCCACTCATGTTTTGGTACTGAGTAGGTACCAAATCGTATTTGCCATTGTTAGTGTAAAAACTATCACTAGCAATTTCAGTAGCTGGCGTAGTACCAGGACTAACACCGAAACCATTATACGTTAAAGGATCTGTACCCGAGTTAAATGTTGGAAGGGCTCTGTTACCTATTAATCTTGAAATAAGTTCAAGTTTTGTAGCTTTACTATTTTCAAGAATTAACTTGAACGTCTTAGTAACAATGTGACCTTTTTTAATTTGAAGATCTTTAATTTCATCGGTGTAATATCCTGCAAATACCTGAGTAACTGCATTGTTTTGAATAACCTGTGAAGCTCCATCCTCGAATTCAAGTCTAATAGATAGTTCGCCTTTAACTCCTTCAATTTGTGCTTTTAAAGAATCAATTTCCTGTTGCATTGCAATCAACTTATCCATTAATGAAATTGGAGATTGTTCTGGGCTTAGGAAGCCTGACGCAATTGAAGAAGCTTCATGTGAATAGTATTTTTCATTGACCTGGAAAGAGTCTGCGATGTGAGTGTAGAATCCTTTAGATTCCAACTCATCCATCATTCTAACTAATGCAATCTCTTGAGTACTAGTATCGACAATAGTAGTTACAGCTTGAGATGCTTGTGTTCCAGTTGGAAATTCAATTCTAGTTACGTCTGACCAATCAGACTCTACAGGATTTGCAGGCCATCCAGCCTCAGAAACAGACTTAATTCTAACTTCAACAACTTCACCCTCTTGAATAGCAATATCAAGCTGATTGATGTTAATTGCTTGACCGTCTTCAACGTTCTCAAGATCCCAATAGTATTTACCAGTTGTTTCGTCCTTGACTCTTTTTCTAACAGGCGTTAGAATTTCGTTCCAGTTTGAAAACACAGCGGTCTTATTCTTATCCCTGTCTGAGAATTCAATCTGAGAAACCGCAGATGGGTTTCCATCAGTTGAAAGGTATCTGTACTGTACTTTAAATTGTACAATCTCTTGTGGCATTGTTTCAGCCGCAAGTTTAGCAGTAGGAATAGACCAGAAACCTCTAACTCTGTATTTAGGAGTAATGGACTTAACTGAAGAAGAATTAGAAGTAGCAACAATTTCATTAACCAAAGAAGTATACAATTTAGATTCTGCAGATCTTTGGTTTAGGGCTGTAGCTAGTTCATTCTTTTCTCTATCTTTAGCAACGAGAGTTGGATACTTAGAAGTGGAAAGTTTTGATCTTCTTGAAGAAATATCATCATCAAGTCTTTTAATGTTTTCTTCAGCAGCAACCTTGTTGGAATTCAATTTTTTAATCTTATTGAATGCATCGTTCTCAGTTAGATGTGTATTAATCTGAACGACTTTGAAGTTATTAGCTTCTAGAGTTGGTGCATCAGGTGTAACACCGAGTGTTGCTGGAGGAATAGAATCGTCCTTAAGAGCTTTGATCATTTGACCAAAGTCAGCAACTTCTTTCTTATAATATTGTGAAAGAGTTTGAACCTGACCATTTGGTAAAGTGATTAGCAAATCGTTAGTATAGAACGCAGCACCTGGTGACCATGTCTCAGCTTCTAAATTTGAATCTGGATCAACAGGCTTAATGAATACTATAACTCTTTCATCAAAACCAACGTTAATGTCAATAGCATTATACGCTTCTTTGTTCTTGTAAATCTTTAACTGAGCAGCTCCAACCAAAATAGGCTCGTAACCTTCAATTAATAGAAGTTCTGCTTCAAGAGTATCAGAGCTTAGAGCAACTACTCTATACTTTGTCGAGGCGCTGCCTGAGTTAACTAATAACTCATCTCCAACCTTAAGAAGTTCAGTATCGTTTAGATTCTTATTAGAATCAGAATATGTAAACTTGTTAAGAGAGTAAAGCTTAACGCTCTTAGTAATAGATACACCGTCAACTACTACGTTTCTTTGAATAGTACGAACTTTAGATACGTCAAATGCACCAAAGTATTGTGTTGATCTAACTGGAGCATCAATAACCTCTTCGTCAACGTTGTAAGCAACGTTATTTGTTTCAAGTAGAGAAACAAGGCTGTTAATTTCTAGGGCGTCTGAACCTTTAACGGTCTGATCAAACCACTCCGCTGAAGCAGGGGCTTGAGAGTCGATCAAATATCTTTTAATTTTGATCTTTTCGGTATCCGCTGGAACCTGACCCGCTACGTCTAACTTAATAGTAAGAAGTGGATTTAAGAAAGATTCAAAGAAATAGTTTGACTTGGTAGAAAATTCAGTAGGAACCGCAACGGTTGAAACTGCTTTTGCAGGTGTCTTAAGCTTAGACTTTTGAATCTGTCTAAACGTACCGTCTTTCATTCTAACGGCAGCATCTCCTTGACCCAACCCTGAAAGTGATTTCATGTTAGTATCAAGTCTTTCAATTTCACGCTTTAGATAACCAAATGCAGGAACTTGAACCGTCTTAAGAGCTCCATTCTCATCGAATAAATCGATAGTAACCGTCTGCTTATCGGTTGTGATCGCTTCGGAAATCTTCTCATAAGTTTCCAAAGAGTTCTGGTTCATTTCCAGAAACTGTCTAATGATTTGCGAAATGCTGTTATTTGCCATCTTATCTTAGGACGTCTGTTACAAACGTTAGGTTTACTTTATCAGTGCACACCAGTTCAATGTAAGGTTTCTTGCTGATTAAACTGCCATAGGCAACTTGAGCAACTTGTTCCCAATTACCTGAGATCTTGGTGTAGAAGTTTATGTTATTACCATCCATTTCAATGTTAGAATTGAAAGCAAGCTTTACAACTTGTCCATCGTTCCAACCTGAAAGAGTTGTATCAATGTATATATTGACATCATTATCGGCAGCTCCAGAGGAAGTTGTCACTCTTAGCATATTTGAGAATGGTTTTAGTCTGCAATATAAACCGTATGTCGTCGCATCAGATGGATCGTATGTAGATATTTTAGTTCCCATTACGCTAGCTAAATTGCTCCATTGAAAAGCCTGAAGAAGTTGGTAACCATTGTTAGAGTTAATAACTTTAATCTTATTAGGGGTCGACTTATCGATGGCCATTCCGTTACCGGCTGCAATTACGTCAGTGTTATACTGAACCTCGGTCGGAATAGTACCGTCTACAATGTGATTAATTCTTCTATTGATTTCAGTAATCATGTTCAATAGAGATGCTTCATCTGCATAATTCAAAGATGCATTTTCAACCTGTTGTTGAAGTGAAGCAATTTGAGCTGACATTTCTTGAGCATCTTCAGAAGAAAGAACCATGTTTTCCATGGTATCCAATCTTCTAACAATACCCGCATATCTGTCATTAGCCTGAAGAAGTAACTTAGTTGCATTCTCTAGGACAGATGTGGTGTCAAAGAATAGGTCCATTGAGAACGTTGTAAAGTCGTTGATTGAGTTCTCAACGCCAACGTTATCAAGTGATGTGTTGTATTTGATGTTAAGCTTTAGAGAATAAGCATTACCATTCAAACCGGTAACGGAATTTGGCTTATACTTATTTAGTTCTCTGATCTTACCATCTTTAAAGTTATCGAGCAAAAGAATACCATAGAGATTTGTTGCTCTATTGGCAGGATTTGATTGCGAATACAGATCGTAATAAACTAGAACGGCGTTGAATTGGAAGTTACCACCTCTTTGAGAGAAATCATGAAGTGTATTAATTGAAGAGTTAACATTTACTGCATAGTAATTTTGCTCTTCCCAATCAATTCCAACAGCCGGCAATGTGTTAGTATTAACGTCGTATTCTGTTGATGCATCGTGCAAAGCGTTGATGCTAAACGCTGTCTCAGGGTGAGACGTTCTACCATTAATCAGACCGTTGCTGTGAGGATACACTGTAAGACTTGTGGTGTTATATGTTCCATCTTTCAATAGAACTGTTGGTGTGTAACCAACAGATGTAGGAACGTTAATAAACACCTCTTGGTAAGTGTTAGCCGCGTAATTCTTATCGTTAATTACGTCTACAGTACCAAGATATTTAATGATTCTAGTGTAATCTGTACCTGTTCCGGAAGCAGTGTCTTCTTCAATGTATCTTGCGATAGTTGAGATTGCTTCTGACGCAGTAGCAGTTCTAATTCTAATTGCACCAACGGCAGAAAGAAACTTAAAGAAAATCTTTTCTGCGTCTGATTGATAGATTGTTGGATCAAAATCATCATCGTTTCTGATGATTTCTTCTAGGTTCAACGCGTAGTTTTGAAAAGCTTCAGACCAGCTTTGATTGTCATTTGCCGATGGTGTCCATGATCCAGCACCTTCATACAGATTAGTGTAATCGATGGTGTTTAGGCCATTAACTGGAGCTGTTACATCTGGAAGATCTAACAATGCATAGTGTGAGAATTCAAATTTTAAATCAGGATCACCCTGTGCTCTGGTTAAATCCCTAGCCGCAGAAGCAAATGCAAACATTGTTCCGCCTTGTTCTTGAACCGTTCTTACTAATGGTGTTGCCATCTATCCTGATCTATTGATTATTAAATTGTAATTGTTGCGTTGAATGAAGATACAATGTACCACATTGTACCAACAAATCTTAGGGTTAGAGTACCGAACTCTGCAATTTCAACTGCAGCGGTTGGACCCGCGATGTTAGTGTTATCAATGTAAACTGTTCCACCGTCAGCCACTAACGTAATTTCTTGACCATTGTCTCCAATGTTTAGAGTTACGGGGTTTGCAGCTGTTGTAGAATCAATTACATAAATAGTACCAACAAATGAGTTAGCAGCAGGAAGCGCTGAAGCAGCTGTAACATCGTAAGAAACTGCGCCATTGAAAGAGATTGCTCCATCAACGTCAGTATCAGATGTTAGAGTGTTGCCTGTTGTGGCGAACTCAGCCGCATTGCCTGCATCAACTAATAGAGTTTCGACTCCAGCGTCAATAACGCCAGTCAAGTTACCAGTTGAAGGGTCAAGCAACGTAGTTACCTGTGCCAATTCATCATTAATTGCAGTGAAATTGTCGTTCAAAGTTACTCTTGACGCTGAAAGGCTGTCTGTACCTTGAATTGTTGTGATGATTGCCATTTTGCTCGTTTATATTTATTTAATTGTTAAAGCGTTTTTCACTAAAGTATTAGTGTTTCCATTAACATCAGTAACTTCGAGTTCAAGGGTGTAATCACCTTTGTCCTCGAAGAGATATGTTAACCACTTATTACTGTAGTATATATCAGACATCGATGTACTGTTATTTCGTATCGTCCATCTGTATTTATTCTTTCCAGGCATCATTGATTTGTCTGCACTGAAAGTCATGTGAGTTAGTAGTTCAATTTCAGCATATGCTTCTGCAATCTGAATATCATTGAATGTTGGATTATATGGCGTGTAATTAACTTTACCAGTAATTGTTACTGAACCAACCGAAGCTACCGCTTCATACACATCTTCAAAATCGTATCTATTAGAATAATCCTTGCCGACCGCTAAAATGTATTTACAATAATCAATACCATTGGAAATTATTCCATCACCATCAACGTCTTTAAATACAGGATTATATGTAAATTTAGATAGAATTGGATCAGTCGATGCGTTCAAATCATTTGCAGCTGATTGCCATGCTGGAATATCGGTAGGATCAGTCAAATCAACTGTAAATACATAAGTGCTATATTCGTACTGGTATGTCTGATAGTTAAAGTGTTCAATAGTAAATGAAGAACCTGGATCAGCATTTTCAATTTTGAATGACGCAGTTAGGTCAGAACCGACTCTAGTTGCATCCCACCATGTGTGTTTACCGTCATTCCATTCATGTTTTCTAAGGTTTCTCCAGAAGTATGGACCTGGGGTTTCACCAAACCCGGTGGTTGATGAAGTGTCAACGTATCTTCTAACAGTTGAGAAGTTAACGCCTTGACTGTCATCGTTAACATAGTTCGCTCTATCTAAAGTCAAGTACAGTGTACCAATTTCTTGGTCAACAGTGTCGTTGTTTTGTTGTGGGAAACCCCATGAACCTCCTGCAACACCCCACTTAAAGTTTGAAGATTGCCAATCATAGTACTCTCTGTCCATCCACCTGTACATGCCGTAAATCTCAAGTGACTTCATCTTAGCATGAATAGAGTTAGGATATGTCTCATTAGATACATGGTTGAATAGATTAGTGTGTTCAATCTTAACATCATAAGATCCTTCATAAGGTAGAGCAATCGCTACCTTTAACATATCTGCAGTTTCACCTGTTAAAACCTGTGACCAACCCTTAGGACCTGTAATTGTCCAAGTCGTTTCATACACATCTCTCTTCCACCAGTTGTTCCAAGTCAGGTAAGTTACTGCGTCAGCATCAATCCAAGTGAACTCAGCGTCTTCCCATGTATCAGGGAAGGACTTACACTCCAACTGAACCGGAGCTCCCACTGGAATATCTTCAAAAGATTCTTGGAACGTTGATCTATTTAATTCGTAGTAATTGGTATAGAAGTCTTCAGTATCAGAATATAGGGCTGACATATCAACATCTGACAGTGATGAAAAGTCTTGTGTTTTACCAGTGTAAAGATCTGAAACCAATCTCAAATCCTCAATAAAAGGTTCTGTCTGGTGAATCTCAATCTTTGGGTCAACACCCGCTACGATAGTATCGATTGGATTCTGATTGTTCCAAATGTTGGTATTATATGAATAGAAGAAGTCCGCTTCACCAATGATGTCAATGATCTTGGCATTCAGTGGAAGGTACTCTCTTTGTAGTTTGTTCTTAAGACCGTATAACTTGATTAGAACTTCGTCAGCGGTGAAGTCAAAAACTTCATCAACCTGTGGAGTGTCCCACTGATCAAAGTTACCGTTAGGTGTGTTCAACTTATAGTACAGTCCAAAACGTGAAGTCTTTTTGTATGAAGATGAAGGTAGTTGAATACCCTTTAGTTTGTTAGATACGTAAGAACCTTTTGACGAAGATGGAATTTCAAACGCCTTTAGTTTACCAAACATTGGTGATCTATCGTCAACCACCAACCAATACTCCTTTAGTGTTAGATTGTTATATCCAAAGAATTTAATAGCGTTAATCAGCGCCTTATATGTACCAATGAACGGTTTAATGTTTGATAGTTCAAGTAGAAGTTCCTTTCTCTTACGGTTTAAGAGTTTCCAGTCAGTACCGACCTCGTTAATGTCATGATCTTTGAATAGGAATTGATCCGCAGTTGAAAGTGTTGCGCCAAAGTTTGAAAGTAGAACACCCAGTCTTTCGTCCTCTCCAACTGTTTCACCGTAAAAGTGGATGATAGCGACCACGTGGTCGTCAATAGTGTCAATCAAATATAGGTCTCTACGATGTGAATCATCGCGTTCTGAGTTCAGAGCGACGTTAACCTGTAAAGCGTCTTTAGCGTATGAAGTTCCAAGGGTGTGAATACCTGATGAAGTTGAAACCGCAACTGAGTTTGGTTGAGGATCTAAGATCTGAGAAGTTAGAGTTTCAACGTAAGGATCACCATCAACCAACTTAACACCAACCAAATTAATGTCCTTTGAAGACTGATACCAATCTCTCCACTCCAACTTAAATTGAGAACCAATGTTAGACCCGACTGGTTTAACCAATACAGAAGCGCCAAGGGAGTTGTACGCCTCTTCTAGGATGAACAGGGACACTGACTCATATAATCCAGTAGATACCTCATCCATGTGAATGTATCCCTCAAACACTTCTGATGTGCTGTCGTATTCCAACTGCACTTCATAGTTTGTACCATTAAAGAATCTTAGTCCTGAGTATCTCATTACTTAACTTTCAAATAATCTTTTGGCATTGCAAATGCCTTAAACAGTTTTAGTTGTGTTACCGCTCTTGTTGAAGTAACAAACATGTCTTGAATGAACTCAATGAAATCTTTCATTGTTTCCTTTCTTTGAATGTGAGGTGATAGACCCTTGGTCATAAGGTCGTATGAATAGTCCCTACCTTCATTCAGTTTATAATCGTTGGCACTCTTGGTTATGTTATACTTTTTACCAAGCTTGTACTTATAAAGGTCTTTGTATAGATCGCTCATTAGATTGACTTTCTATTTGCTGCCTGAATTTGAGTGAAGACAGTTCTTGGAATTGGTTTAGCAAAGCTTACTGAAAGCGCAGCTGCTTCTCCAATCTTAGCATCATCGGCAATTGTTGAACCTGTTCTATCAGCCCATCCACCTCTAAACATCGCAACGTCTTCTTTACTCAGTGCAATATCTCCAAATTCATCTAGACCAGTGATAGACATTCTAACGTCAGCTGGAATTCCATCAGTGGCATTAAAGGTAATAGTGTTTGAAGTTACAGTTTTCTTAAAGAATAGAATTCTGTTCTTACCATTGCCAACATCTTCTAGAACGGGGGTTTGTGGAGTGATAGTTGTCTGTGTTACTGTGTATGATCCTGTTCTTAGAGCGTCTTCTTCTGACTTAGATAGAAACTGAACGTTAACTGAGTCAATGCCATCGACTCCTTCTAGAAGGGCGACAATGTCAGACTTAGGCAATCTATCTCTTCTAGTGATAGACATTAAATACGTTGAAATCTTTCTTCTGATTTCAGCTAGAAGTTGAATTTCGTCAAATCCTTCAAAGTGACGAACCCAAATGTTCATAGCATACATTTTTGGCTTTGGATCAACGAATGAGATCTCAGTCGTTACCATCTGCTTACCTGATAACTCAATTGCTTCTCTAATGCCCTCAAGTTCAGATTGTGTAAAAAAGAATTCTTCGGTTGGAACGGAGAAATAATCTTGATTTGACTTTAGTTTTGACTTAACGTCAGGGAGAAGGAAAAGATAGATGATATTATCGTCATCTAAATATTGATCATCAGTCTGTGAATATGCATCAACATAAGAGAACATATTGTATCTTGCTAGGAAGTGTTCGTAATTGTCTGGAGTTGCAAGTACAAATGACTTAGATGTAAGAGGCGCAATTAGTTTTGTAAATTCAATTGATTCAGGATCTGCTCCCATTTTAGGAGAGGCGGTACTTCTGATTTCCAATAGATTATTAAGGTCGTATTCATTTCCTAATGCATCATATCCTGGATCAACAAACTTATATGAAATATCAGGTGAATCGCCCAGATTTCCAGATCTGCCATTGGTTTTAATGTAATTAACTTCGATTACCGCACCGTTGTTAGGAATCTGTCCAAAGTTACCATTACCAAAGAATAAATCAATACCACCGGTGATACCAGTCTTAATAACTACTCCCTTTGTAGAAGCGTTCATGTCATATAGAGATTCATATACTGTCCATTTCTCACCATTAACTGCAACGTCGACAATATCGTGGGCTGTAACACCTCCGGTTTGAATGTTAAAAGTTTGAAAAGGTTCACCTGACCCTGTGACATTCTGTGCTTGGGTTTCACCCTGAACGACAGGAACTTTAATATATCCTGCTAGGCCTTTTGAAATGCTAATTAAATCGGTCGAAGATCTTAATAAGTAAATTAAAGAGTTGTTATTAGATCTAATCTGAGAATTGGAATTAATATAAAGGGTATTTCCTGCAATTTCAGATTGCATACCCGGCTTCCATGTTATTTCAATCTCTCCCATCGCAGCAAATCCTCTAGTAGGATCATGGCCAGCCAATCTAGCTAGTCCATAGATGGATTCAGGCTGTTGAGCCGTGATAATGTTTTGTTCAACAGTCGCGTCTTCAATGTAATAGAAGATCATGTTAGTAAGCTCTGACGCTACTTTAACCATCTGAGAAAACGGAGATGCAGTTGTGAAAATGCTTTCAGCATTACCGTAAACCCTGCTCAAATAGGTTCTAACGTCCTGTTGAATCTGTGTAACTGCAACTCTAGCAGTGTCAAGAAAATTGAATTGGGCCATGTCAGACGTTTATTAGTTTACATACACTTGAACTTGATACTTCGAGTTAAGTGTAATGTTTATTTCTGCAATATCTCTAACGGTTCCCTTATAAAAAGAAACATTAGTCGATACTCTATATTTTCCAGCCAGTGGTACATATCTTTGAATTTGATCCTCAATGGTTGAAGTAACCATACTCTCATTGTAATTAAGAGTGTATATCAAATCTTCAAGATTTGCTCCAAAATCTGGTTCGCCAAGAACATCACCTTTTCTAGTGAACAGAATAGTTTCAATCTGCGTGATGACCTTTGAGATCTCACTCTCAGAATGAACCTTATATGGATCGTAGTTTGGATCTCCTTCTGCTCTTACGTAAAATTCCATGGCTATCTTTATATATCACATTACGAGTGCATCATCCAGTCGGTGCCCTCATCATTTTTGATTTCTTCAATCACTTTATCTAATTCATCCTGCCCCATTGACTGAATAATGTCAGCGTTAATCGTAATGCCACCTGGAAGATTGTAACCAAAAATAGCTAATTTCTGACCTAGTGAAATCATAACCTTTGCGGCCACGTATCTGAAGAAGATTTCATCTGCAAATAATGCACAGTCTGGAAGAGTTTCGTAAATCTCTAGAACGACGGGTTTAGTTGGTGTTTGACCTGTAAATTTCAATTCATGTGTCTGCTGTGAATAGTGGAAAGACAATGGGTTTTCAAGAATCTGACGAGCCATGTCAAAGAAAGATTCGTTAATTACAAAGTACTGTAAGTTTTCTGCACCTGCAACAATTGATGCACCACCTGAATAAAGAGAACCAAACAGTGCTCTTTGAACGTCAAAGTCACCTGTTGTGAAAGTGATAGCAGAACCTGCACCGTATCTTGAACCAATTTCAGCAACGGCATAAACAGCATACACTTCGTTTCCTCCTGTTGCAGGATTCTCTTTAGGTAGTGTTAATGATCTACGTCTTCTGAAGTGATCAGTGTCAAACACCTCAACTGGAATGTACAAGAAGTTCTCAGTCACTGAGTACTCATACGTTTTGTAAAACCACTTCTTTGCACGCTTAATGATGTTATACACCTCCGACTTAGGTAGGTTCATAGGAATCATACATGCACCTGTAACATGACTTCCGATTTCGTCAATGAAATCGTTTAGGCAATTAGAATCGTAATCTGGTGGGGTGGTTAGATTGTCTAAATCACCAATAAAAATATCACCCATTTCTTTAGTTTATTTTTTTAGAGTTTATCACCTCGGTCTTATCAAACTTGGCGAACTTCTCGCTATATTTACCCTCTCTAAAAATACCACCCGTCATA